ACTTACCATATCGAAGAAGTTCATAGTTAGGCACTTAGAAATTCTAAGTTGGGTTGGGTCTAGAGCTTTAACTCTGTTAGGATTAACTATGCCTGATAGTACTTCAAGCGATACTCCAGCTCTAACATCACAAGTTAGCTCCCCAAAGTATACACCATCACGTAAGTTCATACGCGAGATGTCATGGCAGATATGAGAAGTATTAGTAAACTTCTTGGCAGTACGTGACCAGATAGAAGCCATACCATCACGAATGATTGTGATAGAGCAGACACCATCTTTCTTTAGCTGTAAGCCAAAACGCTTCTTGTCATGCTTGTGAATATCTGATACTTCATCCCAGTGTTTAACTAGCTGGGTAGTTTTCTTTTCATTGTCACGGTGGTCTGAGGGTAGACCTAGTAGTTGAAATATGTTCATATTAGTTTCTCTTTATAAAATTGTTATTACCACATTTACAGGGTGCATAATAGTTGCAGTCTATGCAAATAGGTCTGGAACTCATACTTAATATCTTCATAGGTTTCTCTAAATTAAAAGGCTTTAGCTATCTTTCTGGTTGATTTCTTCTTCACAGCAGCCTTCCGTTTAATAGGCTTCTGTTTACCAGTCTTCATATTAAACGTAGGGTGGAATATACCAGAAGGGTTAGCTGCATGATGTTCTAGGTAATTAGCTAAATTACGCAACCACTTTACAGGGTCGGTGTAAGCTAAGTTACCCATAGGAGTTCTAAACTTAACACCAGCCATGACCTTACCTTCTCCCACATTACACGAAGTGCATAGGGTAGAACGTATTTGTCCGTTTCTATGGCAGTGGTCAAGGGCATTAATTCCATGTGCGAGACTGCCCAAACATATGGGACAACGATATTTTTGTTTAGCGGCTTTCTGTTTACGATAAGCATCTACTTGGTTATCCCTTAGTTGAATAGTCATTTAGAAATACCTCTTCTGTCAATACCTTACCTTCAATTAAATGAAAGTACTCTTTACGACCATCAACAGTCCAACGTCTGAATACATCACCACGTTGAAGTCTGACCATGAATAATAAGTTAGCCTGAGTCTCAAGATGTACTTGCCAGTCATTACCCCAGATTTTAAAGTACTGAGCCTTAACCATATCAAGCACTGCTTCACTAGCTGTCTTGCTACCTTTATACATGATAGCATTTACAACTAATTTGTAAGCAGCCATCTCGCCAACACCGTGACGTTTAACATCACCAAGGATGCCCTTGTTCGGTCCTGACTTAGGAGCAGTAGCTTTGCGTTCAGCACACCCTAATATATTATCGGTAGTGTCACCAATAAGCATTTGGAAGTATAGTCCAATGTCTCCACTGAACTGAATCTTCTTACGAGCATTGCCAGCATCAGTAACCCATTTCTTAAGGAACAAGTGACCTTCTTTAGTAACGGTATTAATATAAGGTTCTTTACCTTTGTCGTCATGATAGTCAAGGTGTTCACCTGCTATTTGTTTTAAATCTTTATCAAGACTCCAAATTACTCTATCCTTCTTCATATGGATACCGAGTAAGTCATCAGCCTCAAGACCTTTGTGGAAGTGTGCGTTAAGTGAATTAACTGCCCACCGCTTTGCCCATGCTAAGTTAACAGGACGTTCTGCATCTACGCGGTTAGCTTTGTAGTCATCTACAAGTTGGTCGCGGAAATTAAATTTAGTAGTGACGAAGAACATGTAAGTATCACAACCTGCATCCTCCATCATCTTATCTATTTTGTTGTTGATGTGTCTAGCTATTTGTCTACGGCTTTGGTCATCATCATCTGTAAATATACAACATGGTTGATAAATTATTATGTCACCATCAATTAATAAGGTCTTACTTTTGACACCTATAAGACCTAGTTCTGATAAGCTCATAGGCTTCTCCAGTTAGTGTTCGTTCATTTCTCTTATACCATCATCGCCAGCCCAATCTGTAGCTTGTTGGTAAGCGTCTGAGTATGTGTAAGCAGAAATATGTTTTGTTCTGCCATTATTTGATATTGCTACGTATGTTTTCATAGGTTTCTCCTTAGTTATAAATAGCGGACAAGAAAGCCCACCTAGTATTTAGGTGGGCAATATTTAGTAGGTTTAGAAGACTGGGTCTGCTTCACCTTCTTTGTCGTCTGCATCAGCATTAGGTTCAGCTTGATTAGCATCTGACTCTTCTGCTTCTTTATCTAAATCAGCTTCACCAAGTTCTTCCAAACCTAATGAGTCTAAGTCTTCTTCTGCTTCGCCACCAACATATTCAATAAGGTTAGTAACACATATAAGCTGAGGATAAAGATACAAACCGTTAGTACCATCAACAGGGCGGAATTGAAAGTGACCTTTCGTACCATTGCCCAAGCTAGTATCTTGGTCGATTGTAACGCCATTAGCATCTTGGACTTTGCCTTTGATACCAATTTGTTTAACTGGGTAAGATTCACGACGAACACCATTCTTATCAGGTTTACCAACAAGACAGCTTTGTGAGAATTTGATTAGAACCATGTCATCATCAAGGTCTGCTTCATTCAAGTAGTCGTACTTCTCAAGTAAGTCATCTTTCTCAAGCTCTTTAGCGTTAGGTAAGTTCTTAGCACCTTTGAATTTCTTCTTCAAAGTCTTATAACGAGACTCAGAAATAAGAATTTTAATTTCAAACGAGTGGAACTCTAAGCCAAAGGTAGGCGATTTAGGGTCTGATAAAGGTGGTTTGTTGTCAGTGTTAAGTTGCTCGATAGGACGATTAACTGAACTGAACATGAAGATAACATCTTTCATAGTTACGATTGATGTTTCTTTCTTTTGTGCGGTTGGTGTATTAGTAGTAGACATTGGTGTCTCCAAATTAGTTTAAGTTAGTATGGTACTAGCGGTTATCGCCAGCACCCTCAATAGTACCACGAGCAACACGACCAGCTAATTTAGCTAGGTTATCCGCTTGTAGTTCTTCTAATGTAATACCAAGCTCGGTACAACAAGCAGCAATTTGCCACTGTAAATCACCAAGCTCTTTAATTACTTTATCACGCAGTGTACGCTCATGAACTTCCATAGGAAGACAAGCAGACCTTACAGCATCGTTCATAAATACGTTTTGCTTACGTACGAATTTGCCTAGTTTACCCATAACTTCACCCGACTCTTCACAGAGTGACATGAAAGGATATTCTATGTTCATACCATAAGCAGCAGTAGCATAAGCTTTCTCTTGGTAAGTTTGCATTGGTTTCTCCAATTAAAATAAAGTTTTGTATATCCTTACCGATGCTGCCATAGCACCAGCTTCTATATAGCTAACATCATCCAACACTAGTAAATCAAAGAATAAGTCAGACATTTCATCAACTGATATTATGTCTGAGTTAAGCTTAACTACTCCATCACGAATGTTACAGTGCCAATCATGGACTATAGCAGCAGTTATAAAGTTAGGTTGGAATGGTGAGCCTATTAAAGACCATAAGGCTCTAGGTATACTAGCACCATCTGTCTTGTAACCTTTAGGGACAAGTACGGCTTTTATCTCTCCATCGTCTGTAGTGTATACTACGTTGAGGTTTTCTAAGAGTTCGTACTTGCCCTCTAGCGGTAAAGGCTTTAGCTTAGGATAGTTTCTGAATCTAATCATTACTGTTCCTTAACTAGCGCAGTTCTCACAACCACCTTTTGAAGCATCAACACCAGCTTTACTACGTAAGTAATAGGCTGACTTCATATTTTCATCTTCAAAGATATATTGGTGAACATAGCTAATATATGATTCATCTTCATCAGCAGCAAAGAATACATTACAGCTTTGACCTTGACAGATTCGAGGCTGTCTACGGCTAGTTGCGTTAATGATATCAATCTGGTTAATTTCAAATGCAGTCTTTAATACTTCTTTCTCTAGTTCATCAAAGAAGTCTAGATGTTGTACTGAACCACCGTTATTAAGAATATCCATATGGACTTCTTCGGTATTCATACCATACTTATCTAGTAACTTAGCACACATAGGATTAATACGGTACATGTCACCAGAGGCAGTACCTTCTTGATATACGTTACCGTACCAAGGAGTGCAACCCTGAGACTCAGAGTTAAAGATTAAAGCAGAAGACACGTTAGGAGCTAATGCAGTTCTGTGAGTATTACGTAGACCATGACCTACACAGCATTCAGGCTCACCCCATTCTTTAGCCATAAACTGAGAAGCCTTTAAAGACTCTTCTTGTATATGTTTAAAGACTGACATGTTGAATAAGTGAGCATCCATAGAACCCCAAGGTAACATACGTTGCTGTAAAGCTGAATGATAACCTGTTGCTCCTAAGCCAATAGCACGACCTTTCTCAGTACCTTTTACTATAGCTTCTAGTCCACGAATGTCACGAGCTTTAGCTAGGAAGTCTTCTACTAAACAATCAAGGAAGACAGCCATACAGAATACTGCATCAGTATCTTTCCACTCGTCATAAGTAGTAAGTACCATACCAGATAAGACACAAGTATAACTATGGTCTTTGTCAGCATGTAATGTAATCTCAGTACATAAGTTACTAGCTTTACTAGATAGTCCATGTTCAGCATACATTGGAGGTTGTGCACGAGCTACTTTATCAGGGAAGTAATAATAACCTTTACCAGTAAGGCACTTTAAATATTGAGTCTCTTGGAAACGTTTAGTAGTTTCTTCATCGCCTGAGTTAAGCAGAGCTACATCTGTATCGTAGATATTCCAACCTACGTTAGAGCCATCAGGATTATTTCTAACCTCTAATGCAATCTCCCAGAAGTCATCATGAGATATTCCCAAGTAACCTGCCCAAGCACCACGACGAATACCTCCTTGGCTTACATTGTCAGCAGCTATTACCATATCTTTAAAGACAGGTAAGACACCATCAGCAGTACCACCACGAGATATTTCAGAACCTCTAGAACGAATATCACCTAAGTAAGAACTCGTACCAAAACCTTCTTGTGACAATATAGAAGCTTCTAAGCGACCTATTGCGAACCCATAGATGCTATCATCAATAACACCTCCTGAGCATGAGACTGACAAGCCTCTAGATGTACCATTGTTAGCTAGGACTGGTGTAGCGAGGTATGCGTGATTGTTCATCAGCATCTCTTTCCAACGAGCCTTAAAGTAGTCAGGAGTACTTTTACAATACTTCCCAACATTCTCAACAATTCGGTCTATCTGTTCTTCATAGGTATTAGCTTGATATAGATATTTACCTTTGAAGGCTTGCCAGCCCATCGTTGTAAACCACTTAGGTAGCTTACCATCAGTTTGTAAACGCTTACGCTCGGCTGATAATTTCTCAAATTTACTACTCATTACATTCCTCCCAAGTACGTCCTAGTAAACCACCTTCAACCCAACGGAATGCAGTACGTGACCAGTTACGGTTATAAGAAGAACCAATTTTGACAAAGAAGTCATGTTGAATATCTCCACCAATCATTTTGTAGAACCAACCTTCGATAGGACTCTTTACTTCTGGGAAGATAGGTTCCATGTCAAGTTGACGTAAACAAAGGTTGATACGGTGACGTACGAATGAACGTAAATCATCTGCTGTTACTGGATGGTCATGCCCTTCTGAGAAAGTCATGTCTATAATCTTACACTCGTGCATGTAGATTTGAGTAGCAGCATCTTGTATTTCATGCTTGAGTAACATGATGTCTTCATCTGTGATTATTTCAGCTTCTAGCTTCTCACTTAGTAGAGTACGGAATGTCCATGCTCCACCTTCTGAGTGTAGGTTTTCATCTTTCACAGAGAAAGTTAGACCAGCATGCATGTTAGCTAAGTAGTTCCAGCCTTCTGTTTGGTAACTCATAAGGTAAGCAAAGCTACTATATAAGATAGAGCCTTCAACCATAGAGAATACAGCAACAGATAGTAAGTCACTCTTACCAGATATAACTTCATCTAAGAAGTCCATACGTGCTTTAAGTACAGGGTCATCTGTAAATGAGCTATAGAACTCGTCAGTATTAAGACCAAGCAATTCGTCTATACGTTGGTAGAAAGGTGAGTGTACATTTACTTCTACGTTTGCATTACACATAGCCATACGTAAGAAGTCTGGTCTAGGGAACATACGCTTAAAGCGACCTCCCCAGTATTCATTGCCAGCTACTTGTTCATACAAAGTGAACAGTTTAAGCGTAGACATAACACCATGTACCTGTGAAGGTGACATCATAGTCTTAATGCAATGTAAATCCTTTTCTACTTTAGGCTCTGTAGGTAGCCACATAATGTCGGCTTGAGCTTCTGCCGCTAGTACAGCAGCAGGGTAATCATAAGTAGGTGTAGACTTTTTAGTCTGACATCTTACTTTTTGTTTGGGAAGAGTGGATTCCATTAAGATGCTCCAAATATGGTTTAATTTCTTCACGACCTTCTAGTAGTTGGAACCCATGAGAACCTTTAAGTTGTACCTTCATTGTAGGTACTTTCTCAACACTAGCGGAATTGGCTGCTTCTGGGTCAAGGTCTATATCAACGTGAGTTAATTCAATCTTGATTCCTTTAGCAACCATCCAAGTTTTAAGTTCTTTACATGGGTTACACCACGAGGCTGTGTACAACGTGAAAGTTTTCATTACTTCTCAATAAGTTTACGGTACTGTTCATAGCCACGTAAGTTACCAGAATTGAATCCAAATCTAGCCATCATTAGTGGTCTACCTTGATGTTCAAATGGGCTTGCATGTACTGGCTTGTTGTTAACTAGCATGTCGTAAATCTTTAAGGCTTTCTCTATGCCCTTATCAGTCTTACGATAGCTTACTTGTGCACAACACGAGGCAGATACTTTAAGTGCATCTTCTTCACTGATAATATCTTTACCAATAAAGTAGACTAACTCACCATGCACACCACGTTTACGATTCACATAAGGTACATGCCATTCATTACTATCAATTAGTAAAGGCGTTGAAGCTTCTTGAGCTTCCTTCATCTTTCTAGCTAATACAGCAATTTCAGGTTGAGCATCTTTGTGGTCACGTAGCATAAAGAAGTTGTCCCACTCAGTAGACGTTACAACAGTCTTCATCATTTGGAATGGTTCTAATACACGATTAACAATTTGCTTGTGTAAGCCTAGTGCTTTGAGTTCTAATGCTGATTCAACAGCACGAGCAGCAGCAGCTTTCCAAGTGGCTAGACATAACTTGCTAGATATGTCTACTACTCCGTCAGCTTGCATACCTGCTTGATTAGCTCCCCAATGTACTGGACGGGCTGGCTTTTCTGATACTTGCTTCATCATAGTAACAATAGGGATAGCACGAGAACTGGCAGCGTTACGAGAGAAAACTCTATGTGTCATAAACTCACTATGTATAAAGCGAGGATATTCTAGTTCCATAGATATAATTCTAACACCAGCACGACTGATACTATCAGTAATAATCTTAGCTGTTATTTTCATTTTCTAATTCTGCCTTTTCAATTAGTAAGTCAATACAGTGTCTAGCTTTCTTAAGCTGTTCTACTTCATTGTCTTTGTTACGGTTAATGTACTTCATCACCTTAGTGAAGATAGCAGCTTTAAGACCTATGTAGCCATAGGTAAGATAAGTAGCTTCAAGAGGTTGTAAGCCCATTCTTAAATAGTGGTCACCACCTACCATAGTGTCAGAAGCTTTAAGTTCTTTAGTAAGAGGCTTAGACATTATAGGTTCACTACGGTCATCATCAGGCAGCTTGCCTGAATACGCTTCTTCTGATATGTGGTCAGAGTAGTTAGGAGCATCAACATTATATTGATGTTCTCCTGCTTCTAACACTTTCCAAGCAAAACTACTTACTAAACGGCTGTCACCATTATCATCTAAGAATCCAGCGCCAGCATGTTCGTAGGCTTTACCTACTGTTAGGTATATAAGTAGGGAATGTTTGCCTACTGCATGTCCTAATAAAATCATTTTCATCTTAATGTATTCCTGAGTAATCGACACCAAAATCTACGTCACAATCCAACTTTCTGTTAAGTTTTAATTCATCATTAACATCATCAATTGAATCTTTTAGTATCTTAGTCATGGCATCACGGTTGCCCTTCTTCAATTCTAAAATTACTTCATCATGGAATTGGGCAGTTAATTGTGGTCTACGTTCAAGTATAAAGAATACCCAACGGTCGAAACAGTATGTTCCAGTGCCTTGGTTAAGAGTAGAAAATCTATCTTTCTCAGCTTTAAGGAACAACCAGATTTGAGCTACAGGACAGAAAAGCCACTTCATACCACGAGAGTTCTTAACTATACATTCATCAGCAATTGCTGTTAATGACCAGTTACGTCTCCAGTAAGCATTGTAAAGTATCTCACCATCTTCTTCTGAACAGCCAGCAGTACGAGCAATAGTCGGACCTCTAGCTCCATAAGTAGCAGCATAGTTAGTTGACTTAGCAGGGTGACGAATGCCTCCCAACCTTTCATACTCAACCTTCTCTGCTTCGGTAGGATTGTCTAGCTTCTTAATACGTTTAAAGTTAGTTGCTTCTTCTAGCGTCATCATCTTAGCCGTTACAGCCATGTCAATATGAGGGTCGAAGCCAGGAACTATCATTTCCTTAACATACTCTGGGTCATGCTTCCACATGTAATGTTGCTTAGTTCTATCTTCTAATGAAGACATATCAGAGCCACAAAGTTCTACTTTAGAACTACGAGCTATAAGTAAGCTACGGATTAGTTCGCCATAAGGCTTACGAGCAGATGGAAGGTTAACACAAATCTTATGCTTGAATCGTAAGGTATTAGTTAGCCCTTGAATAGCAGCATATACATAACCGTCTTCATCAACGTTAGTAAGTAGCCCTCTACAGATACCACCTCTATGTTTAACGATAGACATTTCACGTAGATGGTCCAGTGCTGGTTCGTACTGAATCAATCGCTCAATACTTTCACACAATAGACCTTCATCGTTCTTAATCTGAGGTATTTGGCGAGTTTCATTTGTTTCTTTGTTGCGAACATAGTTAAAGCTTTCTGGAACCCAACCCATAGTATCAAGCCAAGCTTTCAACTGCTGAGAAGAACCAGCGTTAGGGTCTTTGTACTTACTAACTATTTCGATAGTACCATCATAGACAACAGGTCTGCCATAGTCATAATCTTCATCAGGAATCTGGGCAAGTACTAAGTCGTTCCACTTTTGACCTAGGGCTGATAAATCACCATTAGTCTTGAAACACTTCTTAGGTTTAGTTTTCTTAGACATAACCTTAATTTTAGGCATACGAAGTTCTAAAGCTGTCTTAGCTAACTTATACTTATTATCAAACATAACTAATACTTCTTCGGCTTTAGGTACATCTAACTTCCAACGAGACTTCTCTTGCATGGCAGCACACTTAGCTTTGAAATTTAAGTGACGTATTAAGTGCCAACATTTAGCAGGTGTACCATAGAGCAACATTAAGTGCTTCCATATCTGCTTCCATAGTGCTGTCTGAATCTTCACATCTTCTTGGCAGCGATGGATATATTCTTCTAGTGATAAGCCTTCCCAGTCATCAATTACTGGTTTAGGTACACCAAATTCTTCTCCCCACACAGCTAGTCCGTGACGTGGCATTCTAGGGTATAAGTACCAAGATAGGAATAAGGTATCAATTACCTCTGCTTCTACCTTGAACTTTAAAACTTTTTCAAGGGCTGGCTTATCATAAGCGATACCATTGTGCATCACTACGATATGGTCAGGATTGCCAAACATTGTTTCTAAGTCTTCGGCTGAGGTCTTAGTAAACAGTTCGCCCTTGTCTTGCATGTGTGGTGTTAGCTCTTGAAAGCTACCACAATAAATTTTAGTGACATCATATAGGAGGTTGTCTCCTTCTATGTCTGAGCAGAATAGTCGCTTAGTCATTTTCAATTCTCTCTAGTATTATGAAAGGGTCTAATGTCTGGAAAGACTCTCCTACATTTAAAAGCTTCATTGATATAATATCAGTGCCTTTTAGGTCTAGTTCTTCTTCCCAAACTACTGAGTCGTACTTAGAGTCCATTGCGTACTTCCTAATGAATCTCTTCACACTTCCTCCCAAATACTTTCTAAGTCACCACATACTACAAAGCTCTGACTAAACCACTCTTCGGTAATATCAAAGTGGTGTACGTCACCCTTATTATTTACTACACTAATATGAGTGTCGCCATCTAAGCTAAACGCACAGTTTATTTCATAGTTTTGTTCTAAAGTAAAAGCGACTTCTTCGCCATTATCTAAATCAGTTCTTGCTACATATTGTACATAAGGTTTCATAGTTTCTCTCCTTGGTTTAGTCAGTACTCTGACTAGTTATCGTTAAGGTATATACCATCACTGGCATATGATTCATAAAACTCTGGTGGTATCTGTTCCACCTGTTCAAGGGCTAAAGCTTCTTCAAGAATTTCTACCTCTCTATCTGTTAATTTTTTCATAATTTATGTTCTCGTAAAGTTAAGGGCTAACTTGCCCATCTTTACAGCCTGATTATTCTTTACCGCATCATTTGTATCTTTACTGCCTCTAGGTTTAGGTATTACTATCACCATGTCACCCCAAAGTTCTCGGGCTGTCTCTTCTGCTAGCTTGCCTACTTCATCATCGTCGAGGACTAGTACTAGGTACTTAATCTTTCTCTTTATACGTGATTCAATATAGTCAAGGTTCTTCTCAATGCTCCCTCCACCAGCAGTTAGTGATACTACAGGGTAGCCGTTACAGGGTTTAACCAGCCTCATACAATAGTCTAATGCTATTGAGTCAAACTCACCTTCTGTAATCCATAATGTATCTGTTAGGTGTCGCATAGCTCTAGCTAACCCAAATGGGTCTGCATTAGCTGTTCTACCTATTGCATACATTATCTTCTTGCCATTGCTGGCGAGCTTAAAAGCTCTTGCTTTCCATCCACATAACTTGCCATAGTCTGAGTATGGGAAAGCTATACCATGTGGAGTCTTACCATCAAACTCTGATAGTAATAATCTGCATCCCCAGCTTAGGTAGTACTTAGGTGGTATACCTCGGTAAGGTTCGATTGGGGCAAACAACTTGCAAGACTTGACATCATCTGTCTCTTCTCTTAGTTGCTCTGGAGTTTTAAATTTCTTCTTAGGGGCTACCTTGTTACTATAAGGGTCGCCCTTAGCCTCCCAGCAAGGTCCGTGGCAAAATGAAGTAAACCACTCTATACCCAAGCTAGGGTCTATGTTGTTGTACGTTTGCAAATGAGTGTTAGGTTGTATTTGGCAATCAGGACAACTAATCTTCTCTAAGCAAACGCTTTTGTTCTTATTACGTCTGCCCATAAGGTTCTCCTAATCTAAGTAAGCATCACTAATCATACTAACTCTCCAAATATCTTGGCTGCAACTTTCTTGCTAACTTCGATACCAATTGATAGTACCTCGGCTGGCTTAGTACCTTCCATCATAATAGCTGGTTGCTTCCTACCATTAATTACTGGTCTATGCGCCCCAGTTTTCATAATAAAACCTGACGATTCAAAGTGTTTATACATCAAATCTCGCTGCTCAGTGGTACTTAGTTTAAGCTTTAGCTTGTCATCTATCACATTGTATAGCTCGATTACTTCACGCATTACAAGACCTCTAAAGCCTTGTATTTGTAAGCTCTCTACAAGCATGCTCATAGCTTCATCACCCAAACTCATTTCATTGTGTTGTGAGTAATTAAAGATGCCATCAGCGACCACATGACGCGATTTAACGCCAAATTCATAGACTCTACTAAGCTCTTGAAATGCTGCTATTAAGTGATGCTCTTTTAGCTTCTGAGCTTGGTCAGATGTTAGTCGCATAGCACGTATGATACGAAGTGTTTCTGTTATGCTATGCTTATGCCATATGTAGTCAGACTTACGCCCAGTAGTGGACATGTAGTTGACTATGTAACCTTCTTTGGCTAAGTAGCTACAGTCTCTATCTTCTATATATATACTACAAAGGTCTATAAGTTCGCTGTTTAAGTCACTCATTATCTAGCTCCTTCTTGTACTGAGATAGACATAATACGACCAGCTAGGCGTAAAGCTCTGCGTGGTGTTTGTGCCTCAGAAGCCCAAGGAGAGTCTAGCATTTCAATAGCAGCTTCATCAAAGTTTTCATCTCGTAGGTTACTAAGAGTATTAACAAATTTGCTAACTCCTTTCTGTCCCATTTGATAAGTCATATTGATTAGCACTAGCCTGACTTCACCAGAAGCCCAAGTGTAACGAGTATCTACACTGTTAGCAGCATAGTCATAATCTTTACGTAGTAGCTCTACAGCTTGACGGTAGGTGATACATTTATAGGTATCAGTAGGCAGCATTAAGTGACCAAAGCCAATTGTAGCTAGACCACGACTGTCATCATAAATACACTTTCTAAAACCTTCATCTATCATTAGCTGAGAGATTTCGCTGGTTCTATGTTGGGTATCAGTAAGTCTCTCAAATTGAGTCTTCATAGACTCAACTACTACTTGAGAGGCTACTCGTTCAATAGCCGCTTGGTTGTTAACTGTGCGTACGTCATTAAAGCTTCCACGTATTGTGTAGGCTGCATATACAGCACAACACAAGATAGCTACAATAATTACACTATTAAAGTTGCGTTGGCGGTCTTGTTTCTTGTCGATAACTTGTTGCTGCTTCGACTGTGAGATTCGTTCTTGCACGTTCATATTCTAAATTCTCTTTTAGTTCTCTGATACGGTTAGCTTGTCCTCTTGTAGGAATAGCCATACCAGCAAGTAATACAATAAGGGTAATCAAGCCGCCAACTAGTAGCAACATACGCTTGTCCAAACTACTATTATTTATAGTAATCTGGTTAGCATTTTGATTAGTGGTTGTTTCCTGCTGACTTCTATCAACACCTTTGACATTAATAAGTGACTTAGTATTGTCAGCCGATACGTCTTTACCAAGTGCTACGTTAGTATTGATACCTTTGTCAGCTCCTAAAGGATTAGGTATGGATGATAAGGTACTTAAAGCACTGCATGAAGATATAGTTAGTGTTATTAAAACTATCAAGACAATTTTAAAATTCATAGGTTCCTCTATTAAATAGCTACCACACTCTTATGGTAGCTCTTTTCTTATATCAAATGAGCTATTGATGGTTGTGAGAAAGTTACTACACTCTCAAGACTGTGCCATTTTAAGCTTATTTGGTAGTTAGTTACATCAGGCATAATAGGTGTATCTTTAAACACGTGGGCACCTTCTACATCAAAAGTTAACATTTCGTGTAAGTCACCGCCCTGATTAGTGGATATTTCTTGCCATAGAGTTTCCAGTGCAACATTCTTGTAAGTTATAGTAACTCCCAAGCCTCTCACGTTAACTCCACCAGCTAGTGCATACTTAAAGAAAGCTCTCATAGCTTCGGTTGGCGTAGTTCCTGATGGGGCATTTAGTTGTGCCCTAACCTCAGTCAGAGTTGAGCCTCCTGCTACAGTTACTTTACATTCCTTATGAGAAACTTTATCTACTATTTCACTGACTACGGTAGCTCCTACACCTACTGTAACAGCAAATATTAACCAACCATCTGGTGCTACTCCTGTAGCTCCACCAGCAAATGTACCGCCTGTTCCTGTCATCAAACTATTATCTACAGCATCGTGAGGATTATTATTTCCTGCTACTGGTACAAATCTAGTCTTGATTAGGGGTTGTAGTACGTCTCTTAAGTCTAAGCCCATAAGATATGCACCTAGCCTGTTAGGGTGTATTCCGTCACTAGTAGCATTAGGTATGTGAAAAGGTGATGTCACATTATCTGCGTCTAAGTAGCTAGATGCAAAATCAACTATCAGTGTATCATTATCAAAAGCGTAGTTTCTTAGTCTAGTATTGATTTTATACCAGTCATCTAAGAAAGCTATACCTGTAGTTGCAGGTATGGTACACATGATAGGTATAATATCTGCACTTGTTAGTTTGTCAATCATGGCTATAAGGTTGTTGTAGGCAAAGTCAATATCAAGACCTGCACCTAAGTCATTAGTACCTGCTAGGACAATACAATACTTGGGGTTGTACGGCAATACATCTGTATCTACTCTTGCTAATATTTGCGCGGTAGTCTCTGATGAAACACCTGCATTATTTAGTACATTAAATGCACTATTCATTAAGTAGTTAGCAACAGTGAAGTACCCATTATCATTTACAAATAATGTAGTCTCTGTTCCTGATTGGTTTGCCAAAGTAATACTGTCTCCAAGAAGTACTATAGAGTTGTTGTACTTTCTGCTTTGTGTATCTTTTGTTAGGTCTATTAAAGAATTAACACTACTTGCTATATCAGCACCAGTACTGTTTTGTGAGTCTCCCTTAGTTCCTGCCGTTAGTTTTTCTATGGTCATTACGTATGTAACTCCAGTATGTTATGAATGTCAAGGTTGTTGTATAGCTCTCCTAAAGTCTCAATTACTACTTCGGGAATCTCTCCACCTCCACCACTTTGTGTTGTGGCAGTTCCTTGAAGTACACTAATAGAAACCTTAACGTATGTGCTTTTAGGTATCATGTTATGTCTCTTGTTAATATAAATAAAGAAGCCCACACCTAGAAGGTATGAGCAATTAGTTAATGTCAGTTCAGTTAGTAAGTTCTATTCAGGTAGAAACGCAGGTTGCGACCCTTTTCAGTACGTTGAGATTATTCATTAATTCTTTCTCTAGTCACCAAATATCTGGGTAGGGGGGTATACAGCCTTACGTATCAGGAGCGCACCCACCTGAATAAAACCTAGCATTAGCTAGGTTTTATTCAATTACTGGTTGGTTTAGAATTCTACTTCTGAATCATCAGCAACAGCTTCTGCAGCAACAGCTTCGTCTTCAACTACTGGAGTTTCTTCAACTACTGGAGCTTCTGGCTTGCCAGCTTCTACCCATGAGAAGTAGGCTACTAAGATGTTAGTCTTAGACTTAGCATTCTTACCTTCAATACCTTGGTTGGCGCAGAAAGCAGCAGCTTCATCACGGAACTCAGCACCTTTAAGGAACTCAGTTTCTACGGCAGTAGCTTCTTTTAAAGTAACAAATAATTTTACTTCGCCATCTTCAACTTGTACTGCGAATTTACCAAAGATTTCTTGGATTGTAGTTTTAGGGGTTTTATTAGACATTTTCTATCTCTCTATATAAAGATTGTGAGCGAGGTTGCTCTATTTCAAGTAAAGGGTACTTGTAGTTCGGCACTAGTTTGCTCCACTGCATTACTGGTTCTCACCAGACTAATGCCTAACTACAAGTATACTCTATTATCCCTGCCAGCGGCTATTATCTACCTTGTAGGGCAGGGAATGTTATCGAATCTAAACGGTCACTATTCACCTTAACATAACTTGTTATCCTTTTATTATCGTCGGGACAGTCCTTTAACTAGGACTAAGCAACTCATTTGCTAGATGTAGGTTCTGTGATAACCACGCTAGCGTATATTATCAAACACACTCGACATACATAAAGGAATAGCTTCATGAAACGGAGTAAACATAACTAGAGGTCGTATGCTTGGTAAGGACTTGAACCTTACTCGTGAGTGTGCTTGATAATATAAGTTAGCTGCTATTTGTAGATATAACTAACCAAATGTTAGCCGTCTACCTAACACTCGTCAGTGTCACGCTTTACTAACCTTCATTTGGTTAGCTTTTCATACATAGCTCTCTTAGGGCTTACAACCTAATTATCCGCTTTGGTTCCTTCTCAAAGTTGTCCAACGGTTTTGTTAGTCGTGAACTGGATTCGAACCAGTGTCCAATGGGATATTCCCCACTGCTCTGCCAAACTGAGCTACCACAACATAATATTGGTAGTATCTTACGGATACTAATCGACACTTAAGGTATGCGAACCATAGACACACGAAGTTCTATAAGAGCAGTCAGTTTATGCACCGACTCCTGAGTAGTGCGCTAGTGTTTCACCATTACGTGGGTTTCTGCAACCATTTGCATCGAGTTTATTTAACCACGCCTCCATACCTACGTCGTCCTGTCGGGATTATCCAACAAAGGAATTCTTTACAAATCTAAATCTTCTTTAAGTATGTACACTTCATCATAATTGTTATATGCACAATCTTCTAATAAGTGCCATTCATTCCTATACTCTAGGTACTCGGCATCTTCTGATAATACATAACTATCATCTTCTAGTTCCTGTACAGAGTCACTTTCTTTGTGATAACTTTCTCCATCTATATAGACATGATGGACCTCGTGACAGCCCTCACATAAGTTCTGTTCACTATGCTCCGAGTAATAAACTTCATCTCTTAGTAACGTTTCGTGACATTCATCACAAGTATGCTCCACTAAGATACCATCAGTACTATCTGCTTGGTATTCACCATCGCTAGAAATAGATATTTCATCACCTTCTACAGTTATATAATTAGTACCATCTATGTAAGGACACATTATCCTGCCTAGGTGGTCATGCCTTAGTGGTAAATAGCAACCCTCTAAGTCTCCACTAGTATAACCTAGTTCTTCCAACATCTTAGCAAGTGGTTCACCAAACCCATACAAAGAGTTATAAGAAAGACCTATTTCTTTATCTCTACATATTACAGTTCTGGCTAGTATCTTACCCTTAACTTCTAGGTAAGCAACAGCTGTATAGTCATTGGAATATAGTGCAACTGATTCACAATTAGCCATGCAAGCACTTGGTCCTTCTTGGTATACTCTAAGGATTTCTTCCTCAGTATATGCAAAGGACACTTCCTGTGTATGCAGTATCTTCAATTCTGTTAGTATCTGGCTAGACTCTCTTACTTGCTTCTCTTCCAGACCTTGTTGGTTAAGTAGCTTTCCGAGTTTCATAAATACTGCTTTCTTGCCTTCCTTTTGAATGACCTCTGCTAGACCTAGTTTAGTGTTAAGTCCAACTAAGCCTTTTGGTAAGTTATTCAACTTCAACAGTGAGAGTATATCTTGCTTTACCCACACAGAACCACTTAGGACTGAACCATCAGCAGCGTAGTTTTGGTTAGGCATGATATACCTCCAATCAATAGTTAGTTAAATTAGTTGCTATTTACTTTTTTAAAGACCTTCCCATAGCTGGACAGTCTACACCTCATTCGCTGGGAGGATACGCGTACATTGTTATACTCATTATTGAGTCTACATTTTCTCTTCTGAACTTATGTAGATAAACTATAACATACCATTCAAGTGTGGCTCACCATAGGTTTTATGTCCTACCTCGACAGTTTTATCGTATGCACTCACGGTATCTAAATAGCTTGCGACAACTCGGATTCTAACCGATATGAACCTCTGGTAGGGTATGCCGTAGTTTTATTCCACTTACATAGTGCGAGCCTGTTTAGAGGCTATCGACTAGTACGTTACCATACTAGCCTATCCCTGCGCCTACTAAGTATTGCCTCAGTTCGCTTCATTGCCTCAAGACCACCCTTATAAAGGTGGCTAGTTAGTTTATCCTCCCACTAGCGAGATTTGACTTTATTATTCAAGCACGAGGGCTTGTAAGGTTACTTCGTCACACCCACGCGGAATCACACCGCCATGTACCAGTTAATCTTTAATTGCGCTGGCTAGCAATACTCAATAACAGCTTACGCCATTACCATGTTCTTCGTTGGATTACGTAACGTACTTAAGTAATTACGTTTCAACATCTTATTTAGTAAACGTGCGCCTTGATTTAGGGCATACGTAGCAGTTTGGTAAGTACCTAATAAGATAGGACTACCATCTACATTAATTTCGGTAGGGTGAAGTAACTGTTTAGTCTTCACATTAGTACCATGATAACTACGGCTATCACGATTCTGTTTGTTAACACCAGCTAGACTACGTAATAATTTTGCTTTACGACCATTCATAATATTTCTCACAAATTAGATTAAATTAGGATTAGGTAGCCATTAGACTACCTAGATAAAAGGCATTAAAAGGATTAAGAGACTAAGCTTTCTTTCTTCTCTAGACCTTTGTCAAGCTGTTCAACACATAACTTGATTACTTCTTCTAGCTCAGTTTTCATGTTCTTATGATGCTGAGATAGTTCTTGCAAATCTTCATTTGCTTTAATTTGTAGTTGTGCTTCACGGATGATAGCATCAAGTTCAAATGTTTGTGCGGTTAAGATGTTTACTGTGCCGATTAATACAGGGCGTGTTACTTTTAATGACATAGGTTTCTCTTTAATTCCAGTTAGTTTAGTGTTGTTGTATTTAGGGAAGCCAAGCATTTCTGCTAATTGGCAAGGTTTAGATGTTTTATCAAGGTATAACTCTTGACATAAGTTAGAGCTAGTAAATTCTTTCATTAGCTGTTCAGCTTTAGCCATATCAACTTGTAAGGTCTGCTGTAGGCTCTTGCCCATTTGTCTTGGGCTAGCACCATGCATGTACATTAGCTGCTTATCGATAGCGGAGCGTTTGCGCCCAGTTGGTGACAATCCAGCACTAGCTAACATCTCCATTGTAGGCATGTTAGTTGGCATATCAAACATACCATCTAGTTCTGATTCATCGAACTTGGGTTTGGATTCACTTGCCAAGAACTTTTCATCGTACATTTGCTTAGGTCTGTTTTCTATTTCGCGCTTCATAGGTTTCTCCTAGAGTAAAGGCATTAAAATAGGTTATGGAACTCCACTAATGTAGTGTAAGTTATGAGTAGTGTCAGTATTGCCATTATAAAGAATACTTTGACTCTAGTTTTAGTTATCATGTTAGTTCTCTTTAGTGTATCCCTTATGTTGAGTTAGTTTTCCACTGTGTACTCTTGACATATGGGAAGCGTTTAATCCATGTGACTTACAGTACTTAGCTAGGTTACATATTTTAATTTCTATATCTCCTAACATAAACTTGTAAGTCTTTGATTGTGCTTCTATGGTGTTACTAGCTTGAGTGTCCCACCTTACATTACTAGGTTCGTAGTTACCTATATCTCCAGTTCTGCAAAGTGTTAGTCCTTCCTTGTAACCATTAGCCCAAGCCCAAGCATGGAACTTTTCATAGTCCAGCCAGTCAAGGTATACTTCACAGTATTCCCGACCTTTTGCCCGTTCTTTCATATTAGACCAACATCTTGACAGTTTGTAACGTTTACGTTTGCCACAAGGTAGTCTATAACTATGGTCTGTTGTTAGTCGGCTCACTGGTCACCTCACCTTCTATAGTCACAAAATCTGTGGCTCTAGTTATGGCTGTGTAAATCATACGAACTTTCTGTTCATGGTCACGACAGGCATCTATGTCACATATATCAACTAAAGAGTGTTTAAGAGTAATCCCTTGGCTCTTATTGACAGTCATTGCATAGGTATATCTTATATCAGCACAACCCTCTTTAAGACTAAAGAAGCTACGCCAAGCCATACGAGACTCTTCTTCAAAGCCATTAGCTTTCATAGCCTTAGCTTCGTTAGATAGTTTCTTTAGACGGTCAAGTAACTTTTGAGGTGTAGATGGTACGAATACTATTTCTTCAATAGGTTCACCATCACGGTCATTGAATTGCATGAATGCACCATCTAATCCATGACTAGTAGTTTTCTCTACACCTGTCACGGTTAGTAGGCTGTTGTTTCTAATGATAACATCACCAGAAACATCAGTGATAGCTGTGTTAGCAACCATCTCTTCTCCAACGGTAGGAGTAGGGTCTTTATGCCCCATAATCTTCTTACGAATCTTACGGTTCAGAGTTAGGCATCGTTTGTTAGTATATGCCAATACTTTAATATTTCTTGTATTACCATCGCGAATGCCAGCCGCGAAAGCTCTATAAGCTAACTCTTCAATATCATCTACTACACGCACACCTTTGTTCGAGCCTTTGTTAAGGGCTGTCTGTAGGTTTGGTTGTTTAGCACCATCTACTGCTGCGCGGTATGCTAGTGAAAGCTTGTAAATCATATCCCCTTCGTCTACACGTTTAGGAATGTCTAGCTTTAACCACGTACCATGCTCTTTAGTATATTCATAAGCTGGTACACAAAGTCTTTGCCCTTCCCTTACTACTGGGAAGCACTGTTTATAATCACCAACAAATAGTATACGGAATCCTACCTCGGCTGCCTCTGCAAGCAATAAAGCTAACTCGTCATGCCCAGTTAACCCTGCTTCATCTACTAATAATAAGTCAGTAGATTCTAGTTTGGACTCGGCACTCTTATCCCGCATCTTAGGAGTTGATAAGCCTTCTTCGCCAGTTTCTTTATCAATATAAGGAACCCAACCCATAAGGCTATGTAATGTTGTTACGGTTAAACCAGTGAAATCTTTAAGTACTTCAACAGCACTATGAGTCATACTTGTAAGCACTGGATTGTAGTTACTATTCTTTATAATAACTTCATCAATCAATGACTTCATACTGTACGACTTACCAAATCCTGCACTAGCAAACAAACCACAAACAGTTTCATTGCTATTGTTCAGCCACTCGTCAAACTGTTCAAGCACAAGTAGTTGGTCATCAAATAATTTCATAAGTTTCTCCTAATGAATTATTAATAGGCTGATAAGATAAGAGCAGTAAGTGTAAGCACTACAAAGAATATCTTGTACCCTATTTCAGGTGGTGGTAGTTTCATGAAAGACATACTAGGCTCCAGTAGGTACGTAGTTATAACTCTGGATAAGTACGAATTTACATTTACCATCAACAGTAGTCTTGGCATACATACCAGATTTATGCTTAAGGATTACACCATACTGACCACTGCGTAAGCCTAGTTTATATAGCTCTTGGTTAGGTTCTAGGTCACGGTAGCGAATACGGAACTTTGCATTTTCATGGTGTACAGCCATAGCCATACTAATAGGTGTTCTGCTATTTTCAATAGCGTTGTCAAACTTTTTAAATTCGTATAGCCAGTATAAAAGGGCTAACACAAGTAATGTAATCATAAAAGGGATAGTCATTGTTATTTCCTAACAGTGTATTTGCCATGCTTATGCTCGTGACGTATTAAGTCAATAGTCCAACGAGCTTCTTGGTGCTTACGAGGGTATGTACCCTTAAAGCGTGTATCGGGGAACTTGTCATTACACAAGCGTACTCCCTCATTTTTACAGTGTTCTACGTAAGCTATGATTTCTTCAAGCTCAACACTGGGTAGACTTGCTATTCTAAGTCTAATGTAATCTCTACGATGTAGTCTGCTCATTTAGTTTCTCTTAAGCACTTGCTTGGTTAAGTTCAGGTACAACTTCCATAAACACAACCGAAGTTATATCTTGAATTGGGAAGTCACATATTTGTGCGGCAACTACTGTGTCAGGTGCAACAACTTTCTGTTGACCACCAATACCTTTAATGCCTGATGTTACTATGTACTGATTCATTTAGTTTCTCCTAAATCATGAAAGCCAATACTATCAAGCCAAGAGTAGTCCAACCTCTTCCCTTGAAAGCGCTAGTAAATGCCATAAGACATATTAATGCCATAGCCATAAGTTTCTCCAGTTAAATAATAATAACGAAGAACCCTAACTATTACAGTCAAGGTTCTTTATATTACAACTTAATGATTAAAACGGGTTATCTTCTTTACTAGCAGCTTCCTTATTAGGAGCAAGTGCACCACCATCATGAACACTAGGTGAATCACCGTTAGCTTTAGCAATAACTTCTTGGTTACGTGCATCAGCCATCCAAGCAATGAATTCTTCATCTTTCTCTGCATCTTCTAATACAAATTCGCCAGCTACAGCTTTGTCACCAAAGAAGGCAGCAGATACGATTGTACCAATAGCAGCAGCAGTGTTAGCACTAGTGAAATTACCGAAGTTGTTCCACTCATTTTCATAGTTGATAGCTACACGATACGGTTGAGCCATATCAAAACGGTTTGGTTGTACATTATAACCACGATTGTCACGACGTAAAGCTTCTTTACATTGTTCTACTTGCAAGTCAGTCATTTCTTGACGGGCAGGAGTGTTAGTGGCTTTGTTAAGGTTTGCTAATTTAGTTAATATAGACATAATTTAGTTCTCTTTAGTTAATAGTTGTTCGATAGTGAACAGTTTATTTAGTTTGATAAGTATTTATCATAGGTAGCACTCATAATTGAATGCTACATAGTTAAATACTACATAAAGTATTGTATAAGATTGGCTGCTACTAACAAAATAACGGTTAATGTCTTATAATTAAAACCTTTATTACTTTGTTCTTCCAACTTATCTACTTTATGACTGAGTATAGTTTTGTTTAGTTTATTTCTACACTCTGTTAGCTCTTGGTACACTTCTTTTACAGACTCTTCTACAGCATCAGGCAATTCTTTATTACCTAATATTATAATACTACGTCCGTTTGGTTGGGTTCTTGTAGTGACTATTGATATTGTCTCAACAATAGTGGACTTACCAGCTATTAAGTCGTTAACATCACGCTCACATTTAGATAAGAAGTCATATCTACCTATAGTTAGTTCTACAGTCATGTTACTTGACCTCTTCAATCAAGTGTATTTCACTTTTAAGCATCTCTGCATACACTTCACTAGGGCTATCAACCCGTACAAATGAGTGAAAGCCAATAAACATACCAACATACTTCAAGTTGATAGGACTATCAATGAATCGGTAGACCTTATCCTTTGATAAGTTGTTACCAGTTAGCTCTTTCATAGCTCAAACTCCATAATTTCTTTATGTTCGGCTTCTGTCATGTTACGACATACCCAATGTACAGGTAAAAGCTTAACATGTACTATTGATTTAGCCATGTTAGCCACCCATTCCTACTGATTGGTTAGTAGCATTAACCATGATAGTGTTAGTATGGATACTACCTTGGAAACGTCTTCCTTTACCAAGCTTAGATGGTGATGCAAAGAACTTTTTCGCTGCTTCACTCATAGGTTTAGCGTAGGTATTACTGTTAATTTTCATGTTAGTCATGATAGTTTACTCCAAGTTATAATTAGTTAAGTTAGTTACAGCATTCCCTGTTCAGAAAAGCTAAATGTTCCACCAAGGCTCACTATGATATGGTCTAATAATCTTATATCAAGCATATCTAAGCCTTTTCGTATTCTTTCAGTTATTGCTTTGTCTGCTAATGATGCTTCTAGTATTCCACTAGGATGGTTGTGGGTTAATATCACAGCAGCAGCATTTAATTCAAGAGCTAGCTTTGCAACTTCTCTT